TATAGGGAAGGACCGAACGGGTTTAACGTACCGTACGGACACTATAAAACTACACCTTTAGTAGTATCTTTAGAAGAGTTAGTAAAAATACAAGATCTTATAAAAAATGTGGTTTTTAAATGTTGTGATTTCAGAGACGCGTTCACACAAACCGTAAACGACGACGATTTTATATACGCAGACCCTCCATACGCACCGGAAAGTGTTAAGAGTTTTGTAGGGTATACGAAAGATGGATTTATAATGGATGATCATGAAGATTTATTTAATTTATTAAAACATTCTAAAGTTGATTTTGTATTGTCTAACGCAAAAGTCGATCTCGTAACCAGTAGTTTTAAAGAGTATAAGATAGATGATATTCCAGCGAGACGCGCGATACATAGTAAAGACCCATCATCTAAAACAATGGAGGTGCTCGTGTATGGATGTGTTCAAAAATAGGTGCCCAATCAGTCCTGTATTTGGCCGGGAAATAAACATCCCTTTTCTTACCCTTGTTTGTAAGTGTTGTCTTACGCATAGCCGCGTTTTCACCTCTTACAAAGAAAAATCCAATGCCGTCTTCGGACATGATTTCGTATGTGTCTTCGTATTTCAAAGAGTTCCAAAAACACTCATTTAACATGTATGAAAACCTAAAATTTGCGTTTGGGTACCTTTTCGAGTACTGTTTAAGTTTATGGGACCCTAAACCAATCTTTTCGTCGGTTGTGCCTTGGCCCAATTGGTGCTTTTTTTCAATGATATGTATGTAATTATCACATAATCGACGAAATAAACCATCTGGCTTTAATTTTTTAACGTATTCTTTATCACCTTTAAACTGTTCGAGGTAGGCAATAGATTTTTCCTGTTCTACATATACATAATCGTATCCATGAATGGAAACAACCTCGCCGTCTTCGAAATCGTTCGTTTCCCATTCAAAGACCTTTCCCCATTTGTTTGTTTTTTCACCTCCTTTTCCGTTTTGTATCATTTTTAATAAATTTATACATTGATTTGATCGACTTGGGTTTAAAAAAATGTCAGCATATATAAATGGAAACTGAAGATAATACGTGTGACGATACTCAACCCGTCGCAAACTGGAAGTGTATATGGTTTACGTTAGCGTTAGCCGGTGGGTACTGGTACCTCCCATCGAGAAATAAGTGGGTCCTTCTAGGACTCTTATACGTACCGTACGTGGCTTTAGCTTATTACGACCACTGGTACGATTGTAAACGTAACCTCGGACCAACGTACCTCGCCATGTTTTACCACTGGATAAAACCTCAAGAGTCTGAACAGATCGTTAAGTATAAGAATTGGTGTCCCGAAATCAAAAATAGAGTTCTTTTCATAGATACGGTCATATTACTCGGTGGTTTAGTCATGTTACCATCGTTCCTTAAATGGAAACCTAAGTGAAAAAACAGGCTTAAAAAAAAGGTACTAAATAAACATATAACACAATGACAACTCTTGAACAAGATTATACGACCGTACCTGGTCAATTATACGCGTGTCTTTCCGTCGTAGGTCCCGAAGCACCGCAAAAAAACGATAAGTTTGGTATTAAAATTAGAGGCGCGTTTAACTCGCGCGACGAAGCTGCTTCTCACGCGAAACGTCTTCAAAAAGAAGATGCGACTTTTGATATTTATGTCGTCGACATGTATAAATGGTTGTTAATTCCACCGGATAATCTCCAGATCGAAGATGCGCACTATGCGGATGAAAAACTCGAGGAATTAATGACGGGGTATAAGGAAAATCAAGCTGAAGCTGCTAAGATGTTTACTGAACGTAAGAAGGATATGATGGCTGTTAAGGCGCCTGGTACCGATACGTATTTCAAAAGCGGTGACGAAAACTCACAATTTTATACGAAACCAGACGAGGCTCCTATCAGTCACCCCGGTGAAGTTTTGGACCGTCTCCAAAAAGAAAAACCGGATGCGAATATGGAAGATCTCGTCAAGGAAGCGGACGAGATTGTTAAGCAGGAAGTAAAGGAACGACAAGAAAAACGTGAAGCCGACGCAAAGGAAGCGTTGGAAAAGGAGGCTAAACAAAGGGGGTTTAATTCCGTGGAAGTCATGCAAAAGTTCGACGACGAAAAGGTTCGTGCTGATTTACAAGCTGCGGAAGAAGCAAAGAAAGCTCAAGTCGAGCTTTCGGAACAGGCTCAGATTAAGGAAGATGATGGTAAAGATGGGGAAGAGGAAGTGACATCAAAAAATATGGAAAATGTAAACCCAGATGAAGCGTAAATTAATTTTGTTATTTAAATGTAAGTATGTTGAGTATTATATTGAACATAATCACCATTCTTATAGTGTTAGTATCCGTCGTTTTATTTTTCAGAGTGTATAAAGATCAAAAAAGTAAATCGGGTGGTGGTGTCGAAAGTGAAGAAGTTACACCTTCTAAAGTTGCCGAGGACATGGCTAAAGACCCACTCATAGTGAGTAGATCGTATTTTACTGAACCGAAAATGGGTAATATAGGTACGTTTACGGGTCAACAAACTACATCTGAATACGATTGGATAAAAGGTAAACCTTTTATCCCGGTCTAAGTATTACGGGTTGCATGGTTTTACCCATGAAAAAACCTAATAAAAACGCTACAAAAATTATAATATACCCCGTTTTATCTAAATTTGTAAATATATCGTTTTTTTCCTGGTATTGAGGTTGTGGGTTATAATAAACTTGGTGCGGGGTAGGTTGTGTATAATATTGTTGATCTTCACCTTCTTCTTCTTCTCTATCTTCACGTTCGTCGTGTAAACCTGTACTGTTTTTATTTATGAATTCGTCTGGGTTATACTCAATCGGTGTTCCAACTTCAGCTTCCATATATAAAAAAAGTATCTATTTTTTTAAGCTCGTTATTACTCGCTATATTCTTCTTCTTCGTCCGAGTAGTCTTCATCGTCATCTGTATCGTCTACAACGAACCCTTTTAAATTACCGTTTTCGTCTGCGTCTTCATCATCTTCAACATCGTTATCGTCATCTGAACAAAAATCTTCATCGTCTGATTGTAATACATCGTAATCGGAGTCGTATTCATCTTCCTTATAATCATCTTCCACTTCTTCAAATAATTCCAAACGTTGTGGTACTTTAGAAACTCGTCCCGAGCGTGTTTTTATACCCGAAACCATTATATAAATATTATAAATACAATTCTTTTAAGTATTTTACTCACTTTCATTCTGTAAATTAGCGTATAATTCATCGAAATGTAGTTTTATATTACTAATAATGATATCTATATCTTCTAAAACACTGGTATCACCAGAAACTGAACTGAGTGCTATTTCGTCTAGATTTGATATAGATCTATTCATTAGTTTTTTAGATAAAGTTATATCTGCTCTGTATTCTAGAGCCATTTTAATATTCTCTATGAATTCGTTGTGTATAGATGGATTTAACCCTGAATATTTATAGGATTTACGTATGAGTTTATGTATCTCGGTAACACTATTCTCTTTTATGGATATCATAGAAGATGCGAAGTATATAACAACAGCTAAAACAATTACTGCTAGCATTATATTCTATAATTTAGCTATTATTTTTTTATCTAAATAATGTTTGCGGTTTTCGCAATTACACACTTGTTCAATCTTATCTTTTACAATTCTAAAAACAACGTAACTTTTGTTACAAATTAAACACGTATGATTAGTGCGAACTGAGTATTCTTTTATATTTGATTTTGATTTAGACTTTGTTTTTTTTATTTCTATTTTAGACACTTTAAAATCGTCACCTGTGTTTAACATGTTTTTCATTATGAAAACTGAAAGTTGATCAGTTAGATTTAAATCGTACTGTTTTATTTCTTCTTCTTGTTTTTTCTTTATCAATTTTGTGATAGGTGGTACGTACTTTTTAACACCACCTTCTTTATACAAACGATTTATAATATTAGGTGATAATTGATACCTTTTACCTGTAAAATCTTTACAAAATCCGTAATGTCTTATTATATCGGTAGTAGAAAAACACTTTTGTGCGATTGTTTCGCCTATTATATGAAACCATACATGATTGGAATTATGGTTACATTTTTTATTTTCACAATAAAAAGAATTTGTTGACACGAGGAAACTACCGTTACATTCAAACATTTTCGTGATACGCGAAGTTGCCTGTCCTTCGAGATACTTATTTACAAATTTTTCTATGAGTTCTAACACTTCCTGATCTTTAAACTCATGTTTTATTTCATCTTCTGAAAAAGAATCTTCTTTATTATATTCTATGACCGCTCCTTCTATTATAACAGGCGTTGTACTTTGTGTGCGTATGGTTGCCATTTTTAACATTTCAATGTCACCTTCTTTGGGATTTTGTATTTCTTGAAGTAATTGAAAAGATTGTCCTTGACCACCTTTAAAAATAAACAATGGTACATATTCACCTTGTATTTCTTTTCCTGTATTGTTACACTCTTCACATCCTCGTCCTAAACACTTTTCGTGTTTACCCTTTTTATGTGAATATGGCATTCTAAAACCACTTCCTTGTGCCTTTGTATCCGAACTTCCGTATACGGCGCAATCAACTATATCTGACCATTTTTTACTTCCGTCGAAAATGGAAAGTGCGTTTATGACGTGTTCTCTGAGTGCTATTGCGGATGATTTATTTACTACGAAATCTGGCCAATTTATATGAACACCTGATTTTACAAGATCTTCACCGGCGGGTTTTGGTTCGGCTATTGATATTAAAGCATTACCACCACCATGACGAGTAACTATACCACATATTAACTGACATATATCGAATATGTCACATACTTCTAAATAGTCTCGAGCCTTATGGTCAATATCTATAAAAAAATTATAGTTTTCAGTTTTTTGTTCGACTACAAATATTTTTTCATCTTTTTTATACGCTTCTATACATTTTTTATAAAAATCATTCAATCTATCAAATGGCACGGAAAGGACACCGCCATCCATGAGCACATGTGATACATTGGAGTTGTTTAAGAACCCCTGTTCTTTACACCATTGTTTAAACATGGTGTATACTTATAATTTATTAGTTTTATTTTTTTATATTCATTCATCACTATCGTAGTGATGTCGCCATATCGTTTTCCTATACGAAATTTCTGGATACTGTTCCTGTTCTGCTAAAGACTTTTTAAGTACTAAAAGTTCATAAACTTTATCGTTTTGGTGAACTTCTAAATACCTTTGTGCTTTACTTTCTGTATATCCATGATGTTCAATTAATATATCTTTTATCTGTGATAAAATATAGGCTTTAGACTTCATTATTTAATAGAGAAGGTTTTTCTATTGAGAGAAGTTACACACGTATAAAATTCGGGGTTATTGAGAACATTTTTGACGATCCTATCCCATTGTTTTTTCGTATTGAATTCCGATAAGGTTTCAAAATTCATGAAATCATTTTCATCAAACGTTCTCTTAATTGGTAATTTTTGTATTTTTTTTAAATTTGTTTTTTGTTTTTCATCGTTAAATTTCTTAACGAGTTCGTTTTGTTCCTGTTGTGTATAATTTACGAAAAATATGAACACGTTATATTCCAACTCTACACCGGGACTTTCCTTTACTATAAACTTGAAAGTGGTATATTCACCCTTTTTGAGATTTACAACTCCTCTCGTTTCTTCTTCTAATTCTCGTAGGGCACATCTTATTGGATTGGGTATTTCTCTTCTTCTACATCCACCAGTGACAAAAATCCAATCTTTGAATCTTCTGTCCCTAACGGTAAGAAACTTTGGTTTAGAACCTGTAAAGGTTACAGGTATTGCGATAGCCTTGTATTTCTTCATTGCGCATTTGCAAGTTATAATAGAGCGATATGATTATTCTGAAGAATCTTCTTCACTTTCTTGATTTTCTTCCGATTCTGTGTCGACTTGGGTTTCGTTTTTAACGTTAATAGTGTCATTTATTGGTGTATCTGGTACCGAATTAGAAATTTGTATTGGCCTGACCCTGGACAAAAATGAAGCCATTTTTCCATTCATACCCTTAACACCTTCCATTTCTTCCTTGGTCGTTTTGAGTTCTTTATACATATAAACTGAAGCGGCTATACACATTATAACGGCGACTATCATTGCGGTATCTCTATCGAAAGTAAACATTGTATATTAAATTTAACATTCATGTTTTTAAGTTCGTATAATCGCGCCCATGTGTACCCCATTTTCCCTTGGACAATCATACCCCATTTGAGCAAATTGAATCTCCTGGTAATGTCCCTCTTTACACTCCGCATTTTGAGCGGGTTCTTGGTGTTTAGAGTCGACGAGATGATTCAAAGTTCCGGACTTAGGATCGTATGTAATGATAAAAATGAAAGCTAAAAGAAAAACTAATTGCCAGAACATTTATAATAAGTGGCTATAAAAAATAATTTAGTTCGAGTACATCAAACCACCCATACCGTTTTCAATACGGAGGATGTTGTAGTTAACACCATAGACATTGTCTTCAAACGTGTCGCCTTCAACAACGAGTCTCGCGGAATCGAGTCTACTGAAATTGAGCGATCCCGTTGGTTGGAGTTTAGCCGTATCGAGACAGAATGGAACCAATAAGACATCGTTACTCGCCGCTGCATTTTGTGTGTGGTAGTAAACTGGTGTGTACGTAAAGTGTGGTCTCACAGACTTGGCATCGGAAACGTCCGTACCGTTAATTTGCAATTTCATCTTAGCAGTCGTGAGTGCACCAGTTGTGTTTTTGGCAACCAAGTATTTCATTGGGTGATTGAAACTAAGTTCTTGTGTTCCCGATTTGGAAGCAATAGCTTTTTGGGTTTGTGTGACAATCATATTTTGTGGAGTAGACGACAAGGACATGCGTTCATCCGTATCGAGGTGGATGAATTGAGCGTAGACTTCCATATCTGTAACAGCAAGTGTTCCCCAAGTGATTCTTACTTCAACATCGTGG